AAACCTCCGTAATTAATCTTTGAGCCTCCGTAGCAATCGTAGGGAAAGTAGCTAAACTACCATCACCTCTTATGTATTGTGCAGTTGTTCCTGCTCCTGTTACTGCAATCGTTCCATTAGCCGTTAAGGGGCTATTTGCGACACTAAAAGCACTCGGCATAGATAAACCTATGGAAGTGATTAAAGTAGGAAAGGTGGTCAAGTTTCCTGCTCCGTTTACATACTGTAAATTAGTTCCGTTGAATCCTATGTTAATCGTTCCGCTTGTAGTAATGGGTGAGCCTGTGATGTTTAAACTATCACCGCTTTCGGTTAACGCTACACTCGTAACTGTTCCTGTTGCTCCTGATGCCCTTTGCCATATAGAACCTTCGGCTACACTACTGTAAATAACTTGGTCGCCTACAACAAAAGCTATCGGGCCAGCACCAAAATTTGTAGTACCTGCTACATTACATAAGTAAACATCACCTTGATTCCCTGTGCCATTAGCAAGGGTTGGTGTGTTAGTAGCAGCGTTCCAAACTCCCTTATACTCCATAACCGAGTTGGGTAATTGAGATACTAATATCTTTCCATTCACATCAAGTTTTGGTACACCATTAGCAACATCAAATCCTAATGAAGTCAATACTCCATTTGTTCCAATTATCACATCTTGTAAATCCCTAACTTTCGCACCTGCTGAAACAACTATTTGATTTGCCATCTTATATTAATTTATAACTAAATTATTGAAATAATGCCCTAATAAATTCCCCACTTTCTAAAACCCTTCCAAATGTTAATACCCCTGTCGTACTATTCCATTTTACTTGCTCATCAACCGCCGTTCCTGTTGTTAATATTTGCTGAACATCTATACCACCACGTGAAACATAAAGACAAACCTTGCCTATCATATCGCCATAAGTAATAGTACTTTCTCCACCAACTGCAACAGTTCCCTTTGTGTAAACCGCACCACCAGCAACAATAACAACCCCTTCAGGATTGATTGTCGTTCCTGTTGTAGCATAAGCACCTGTACCCTGTAATGATACACTATATGTTGCAATGTCTTTGTAAGGTGCATTGATTTGTAAACTTGTTAAATTAGAATCCCCACTAATCACTACCAAACCATCAACTCCGTTATCAATAACAAACTTTACTAAAATTGTAGTCCTTGCTTGTTGTTGCTCTAATAAAAACAAATAGCCATAACCATCCAAAGTTATAAGACCATCACAAGTTACACTCCAAGTTGCCGTATCGTTCTTATATTCTCTATACCAAGCACTCGTTTGGCTTGTTACTTCTTTTTGGTCAACATTAACACTAAATGTGCAATTTGTTGAACACGAAAAAGCAATATCCCTACCTTCAGGATATGCCTCACTTGGTGGTTCGTAATAATATAAAATTATATTGCTGCCCTGTACTTTGTCTGCCATAACTACAAATTTAAGTATATATTCCTATAATGACCCCATCAATCCTTATTTGATAAACTTTTGTATTTGGATATACAGTTACAACTTTATAAAATAAGTAATCTCCATTGAAAGTTAAACCACCATCTTCATCTTCATAAAATACATCACCATAGTCAGGGTCAGTAATTCCATTTAATGTAAATATTTCAGTTGCAGTTAAAGTTCCTGCTAAAGCCTCTGCACTTGTTACATAACCATTAGACCTTAAATGTGCAACCGAAGGTACAAATGGTGGTGTACTTGTTGAGTTTATTACTTCATAAATATTAGCTTCAACATTTTCGCTATTAATATCTAATAATGTTCCTTGAATAGTATCGTTAAATAAATCAATTGTTGTATTTCCTACCATATACTGCTTTTCAGCAACACTTATTTGTGCTGGGTCAGTATCGGTTGCTTTTATTCTCATTGCACCGCTAAATCTACCTTCATCAGTATTCATACCCATAAAAGTAGAATCTAAATTAATTACATTCTTATTTAGGTTGTTAGAATATTGTCTAATTACTAATTGACTTAATGAACGATACTTGTCCGATGTATATTCGTAACGATACCAATTCTTTAAGTTTAATCCGTTTTCATCTGCTAAAAATCCTTTATATGAATAGTAACCATCGTATATATCATTAAATCCTAAATCTAAATCTGCATTAAATACATATTCATCCGTATTATTTAATGAACCAATACATTGATAAGATATAAAAGCAGGTTGTATTGTAAAAATAAAATTACTTACTGCGTTTGCTATTACTGTTGATTTCCAATATGTAGAAGCAGCTTTTGCTAATATATATTCAAAATAAATTGTGCCTGATTCGGGTGCAGGTGGTAAAGTCAAATTTAATTCAGTTAATGTTACTTCTGCATCATACGGCTCAAAGTAAAAATTTGTACCACCAAACTCCCATTCTTTATTGTTATCTATGCTATAAAAACCTGCTGGTGTTTGTAATTGAATCCTTAATATAAAAAAAGCATCAGGAACAGTTGCACCAACTGCTACAAGATTTGATGTAAAAGAAATACGCACTACTTCATTATATCCTATATTCGGAAAATAATCAGGTTTTATAGATGTATCATAAGGTGCTACTACATTTGTAATATCAAGATTATAATCATTTGATAATCTATTTGGATAAGGAGTAACTTGTGCTGAACCACCATTTAGTGTTGCAGTCCAAGCGTACGCATCATTAACAATTATTTGCTTTAAATTTCCATTTGTAATGTAGTTTGAAGGATATTCAATTTGTTTATCAAATTGCACTTTATTGTAACCTTTTCTTAATAGTTTTAATTGACTATTATCAACAAAGAATAAGCCTGTATCATTACCACTAAAACCATCTATCAAACCATTAAAACTTGTAGTTCCTGAATCAACAACTAATCCAGCATTATCATATTCAGTAAACCAATATGTCTCTTGTGCAAATTGTGATACTGCTAATATTTGCCATTTGCCTTGTGCCTGAAATAATCTTGCACCAAATCCTTTTACTATTTTAGTTAAAACTGACAAACAATTATCTACTTCATAATCATTAGTAATAAATAAAGCAAAGTTTAAATATGATTGCTTTAATGGGTCAGCCCAACTAACATCCGACCTGTCATCCATTCCATCTGCGTAATAACTTATGCCTGTTATAACATTTAAGTTTGTAGGAAAAGATACTGCGTTTAATGAGTTTATTATGTAAAACATACAATCATTAAAATCACTCAAAACATAATCTTCAGCCAATGGGTATTTAATCTTTTCTAATATACCCAAACCATCTATTGCGTTAAATGATAGTTCTTTTCTACCTGTTGTAAATGCAAATTGTACGCTATCACTTAATGCCCATCCTTGCCACTCTAAAGTTTCATCATAGTAAAGTTTACATAAATACTTTCTATCGTTTAATGTTGTTAAGTTTGGCATATTTTCAATGTCATCCGTAACATCTATTCCTATATTTAATTGACTTGCATAAATAGGCTCAAAAATATCATCACTTCTAGGGATATATTGCAACTGAATTGTAGTTGCAGGATATTCAATTAAAGCACCAGCATACCCATCTTCTAACATATACAATGTTGAAATACTACCGCTTTTAGTAGCCATTGTTATTTCATATTTATTAGCGTATGCCATTATACTCCCCTTCTTAAGTTAAGTGAATAATTAGACCTTTGTAATGCTAAAACTAAATCATTTCCTTTTAATACAAATGAACCACCACTCATTCCACCACCACCACTCATTGCTCCTGCGTTAAATGTAGTATTTAAAAATCCACTTAATTTACTTAATGGAATAATAGCTTCAGGTCCAGCTTCACCAACCATACCAATATGCGGTTTATTAACAATGCCACCTTCAGCATATTTAGGTATCATTAATATTCTACCAGCAGAACCAGCAACATTAGATGCTGCAATTCCAACTTCACTACCTCCACCTGTCAAAGCAGCCATAATTGCTCTAAATATCAATGTTTGAATTACCATTGCAACTAATTGTTCGGTAATTTTTGCTAACATATCTAAAAATGCCTTACCAAAACTATCTCCTTTTTGCATTGCATCATAAACACCTTGCAAAGCATTTACTACACTTCCTGAAAGTTGTTTTGCAAATGATTCGTATGATTTTTGTTGGTCTTCTAATACTTTTTTATTTTCTTCTCCACTTTTTCTAGCCAAATCCATTTTGAACTTATAATATTTAGAAAGCCAATTCAAATGTTGTTGATGGCTTTTCTCCATATCTTTTATGGTAGTATCTTCTTTAACTGCTTCCATATTATCTTGTCCTGATAATACTGACCTTTTTTTAATAGCAGTTACATAGTCAAATTCTTTCTCAATTTTTGGTTTACTTCCACCTTTACCATCAGTAGTTTCAAATCCTACTAAAGCTAATTGTATATCTCTACCAGCTTTTAACGCTGCTGGTAATTTAGCTTTTGCATTTTCAATTAAAGCATCGTAATTATCATTTGTTCTTTTTCTAACAGCTTCTAAATTATAAATTGGAACACCATCTGCACCAAATTCCTGCTTTATATTTGCTAATGCTTTTGCTCTTTCTCCCTCTAATTGATTTATTTCAGTATAAATTTTCTTTAATACATCTGCATTATTTTTTTCTTTTCCTTGATATTCTTGTTGTTTTGATGCACGATTAATAGCAAAATTTATATATTCAGTACTTGTTTTAATAGTTAAATCCTGAATTTCTTTACTATCTTTATAAATATCTTTTAAATATTTTAATGCTGTTTTTCTATCTTCTAATTCTATTTTATCCGAACCAATTATTGAAGCATATCCCATTGCAATTGTACGATTTGCTTGTACTCCACCAACTATTGCATAAACATCTTCTTTTAATTTTTTAAGTTCCTCTCTAAATTCTTTTAGTTTTTCAGTAGGTGTTTCAAACATTTCACTAATCTGCTTACTAAAAGTAACTGCTAAAGAACTAATTAAACCAATTGCCACACCAACTCCTGCTGGACCTGCCAACCCACCAACCATTGCTTGTAATGCCTTTTTTGTTCCACCTTCAGTTTTAGCTAATCGTTGGAACGATTCAACCATAGGGTTAAGGTTATTCGCCACACCCATAATCCCATAAGGAGCATCTTGAGCAATCCTTGAAAAGTTTACAAGTGATTGAGTAGCATCACCCATAGGCTTACCAGCCTTTTGCATATTCATCTCAAGATTGCTGATTGTACCATTTAAAGTTTTAATCTCACCATTGAGCATATTAATCTCAATAGTATTAGTAGATTTCTTTAACTGTGCCTCAAATTGCCTTAATAGATTTTGTGATTTTTGCAATTCAGCTTGCATCTCACTAATATCCATCCCAATCCTGACATCAAAACCAACATTCTCTGCCATAATATTTTAATTTACTCCGTATAACTTTAAAGTCCTTGCCAATTGGTCGTTAGTCAACATTACCTTTTCCTCTTGTACTTCCAAATCATCTATCGCTGGTATATGCCAAAAAGCCTTTATACTTTTGGGTGATTTTTCAGTTGTGTTACTTAAATATACAATATAGGCAAGGTTTCTAGTCCTTGCCCATTCGTTTAACTCTTGTTTTTCCTTACCCATTACGATAATAGAAAAGTCTTTCCAAGTCATATCCCAAAACTCATTGGGTCTTATATTGCATTCAGCAGCCTTCACTAAAATATCATCCCAACCTAACTTTACTAGGCTTTTTTTTTTCTTCTTTAGGTGTTCCTTGTACTGTTGTAACTGTATGTTCTACAATATATTTCAAGTACAAAAGAACCAACCCTTCAGGATTAAAAATACCGCCTATTTCATCAATCCAATCGCAAACATCATCTTCGGTAAATTCAATTTCTTGTTTGTTACTTATACACCCTGATTTATAACCAATATGTATTAGTTTAACAATATTATCCAAGTCATATTGATTACCACCTAAAAAATCAAAGTATTTATCAATAGTTATGTTTTTTGCTTTACAAAATTCACGCATTGACCAAGTACCCCATTTTAATTGAATTGTTTTGTTGTTTAGTTTTAATTCAAACATAGGTTTATACTGTTTCAGTTTGTGTTAATGGTGGCAATGTTACTACGAAAGTTGCAGTAAATTTAACATCATCTTTATCGGCAGCATTTACTTCAAAATTGCTAATAAATACTTGACCTGAATAAACGATATCACCTGCGGTTGGAGTTGCTTTACCCATCTTCATATTGAAGGCAGTTTTAGCAGCGTGAGCAGCATACAATTGTTGGTAAGAATCTTTACTTGGAGTTCCTGTTTCATCAATTGCAAAACCATCACCTTTAAATGATTGAGTAAATGAAGGACCAGCTTGATATTGGTCGCCACATTTTGAAGTTGCATCAATAGTGTTAACAGTTGATGTCATTGAGTTTGTTGTAAGACAAGCAACAGGTTTAAATGTTCCGTCATTGTCTATGTCAGCTAAAAGGATATAATCTCTTGCTGATACTTTAGTTTCTGCCATTTTATTTTAATTTTGAGTTATTATTAAATTGTAAGTTATTATCGTCCTAAATACATTGTCCAAAGGGTTTAAACCATCTAAATTTCTAATTGCACTCACTACTAAACTTGAAGCATAAAACCCATTTGATAAGGTTATGTTTGTTTCCGAGTTGATTGCATTTAGTATTAAATCGCTTATTGTTTCGGCTCTTTTATATCCAAAGTTACTATTTTTTATGACAATGTCAACATCAATGGTAACCGCATTGGTGTAACTGATTTTGCCTTGTTCCTGTGCGGATGACCTGCCACTCATAATAATATACTCATTAGGTGCAGATTCAAGTGCAATACCATCGTAAACAGGCAATGCACTTGCAGTACCTAAATTGGTATAAAACCATTTTTTTATCTCTATATTAGGATTTAGCATTTAGTATTCTTTTTAAATTGTCTTTTAACTTTCTTATTTCTTGTTCGTAAGCTGGTATTAAAAATGGTTGTGGTCTTAATCCTTTTCTTAATATACTTATAGCAATAGCATAAGCAGCGGATTCATTTTGTTTTTGTTGTAAAGTTTTCGCACCTGTTCTTCTACCTGTTTTTACACTATATGTGCCAACAATTCCTTTTCTTTTAACCCATTCAATTAATGCCTTCAACAATTGGGCAAATGTGCCTCCTGTTTTACCCCTAAATTGATTAGCAAATTCACTATAACCATTAGGAATAGCAACTTTACCACCTGTACCAAATTCAATATAAGGTGCATATGATAACTTTGAACCTATTGTAAAAACAAGTTTACCATTTGTTAATTCTTCTTTTAATTGAATTGAATTTCTTAATTGACCTAAATTTACAGGAGCATATTTTTTAGCGTTTGATTGCACATTCAATGCTGAAGCATTTACCTCATAAAGTACATTTTCTTGAATATCTTTAGACATTTTATTCATTTTGGTCAAAAGAGAATCAAAACCACTTACATCAAAAAATATTCCTGCCATTATGCGTACATTAATATTTCGTAAAATCTAAACTGATTTTCTACATCCTTGATTGAATGGATTGTGTACATTTCCCCTTCAGCCTCTATTTTGTACATATTTGTAATCGTTACATCGTACCTAATAAATAATTTAGCAGAACGAGTAAAACTCAATTGTGCCTCTAACAATGCTCTATTCTCATCCATTGGTCTAAAATCCCCAAATACGACTTCTTGTAAGGCATAGGTAGTTGTGTACCCACCTTGCCCATCAGCAACGATTGTAGGCACATATAAGCCTATTTCCGAGTACATTGTATTCGCATCTACATAGTTTGATTTCTTGCTTCCTAATCTCATAATATTGGGCTTAATCTTGTCCAGCGTTGACACGCCTTCCAAGTCTTTTCACAAATACCTGCATCACTATCCAATCCTCTATTTTCGTAATCGTAACTAACTTGGTCTAAAATCGCAATCTTTAAATCGTTCGGAATGGTTGCGTAACCTACCACATAAGTAGCCTTTAAGTTTTCAAATTGCGGTCTTTGTAATTGTGGGAACTTACCACCTACCAAAGTGTAGTCAGCAGCAACAATAGTGTCTCCGTTTTGGTCTATTAAAGATGTAAAAGAATTTACAGGACCATAAGGCAGCTGGAAATGTCCATCCCAATTTGTAAACCATACAACCGCAGTCTTTGCTATTAAACTCAATCCTGTACCTACTTCAACCGCTTCCCTTGCTTGTTTAATCATTAAGGAAATTTGGTTATCATCAACATTTGTAGTTACCCTACAATACAATTTCGCCTCTGCTAATGTAACAGGTTCAACAACTGCACCTATGTCGGTTAAAGTAAAATCTATTATAAAATTAGAATATGCCATATATCTTTTTTACAAATTTACAATAAATATAATAAAAAACCCCACCGATTAAGATGGGGTCTTTTTTATCTAACCTTTAAAACTATACGTTTCCTAAATCAGCGTAGATTGCTGAAGTTGGTTGCATTAAGTTGATGTCCTCATAACACTCAATTCTCGCAGTAACCATATTTTGTTGGAAGTTAGATGCGTTCTCATAAGAGAATTCAATAGCTAATCCTTCAACTTCAATACGTTCTACGAAACTGTTATCCATAATTAAAACCTTGTCATCAGTAACCCAAGATGCAGCAATAATAGGAGTTCCCCATATTGTCATACCACCATTGGGATTAACGATAACTGAACCATTACCAGCGTAGTAACCAGCAGTGATTGTTTCTTTCAATAAACGACCTAATTGACTAGGGCTTACTAAAGCAACTGAAGATACAAAGTTTGCACTCTTTTGGTTGCCGATATAGTCAACTAATTGCTTTAAATCAACAGTTTCAGCAGTTGTAGTAGAACCTGTTGCAGCAGCAGATACAGTTGCAAAGAAAGCAGCGTTTTCAGCTTTGAAGAAATCTCTAGTCAACATTCTTGGTAAAGTTGTGCTTAAGAAAGGCAAACTTCTAGCCATTTGTTTTGAGAATGTAGAGAAACCAGCGATGTAATCGTTAACCACTTTAACTTCGCTTAATGCGTAGTTGTTCTCACCTTTGTTAGAACCTTCAGTTTGTGCAGCAATGTTGTTAGCAGTTGCAGTTTCTTTGTAGAATACATACAAACCACTTTCACTTCTTACTGTTGGAACTAAATCACGGAAATTAATTGCTTGACTTGGTAAAACTGAAGCATTAATAGCATAAGATGCTTGTGCATCTCCTGTTAAACTTGCACCTAAAGTCATTGATTTTACATCACGTAAATCTAGACGATACTTACCATTTGATTTCATTGATTTTTCCATTTCATCCAATTTGCCATCTAATTTTTCAACGATAGCTTCATCTAAAAACTTTACTTGTTTAGATGCGTTTTTCTTTTGTGCAGCAGCTTGAGCATCAAATTGTTTTTGTGCTTCATCTTTTACTACACGGATTTCAGCGTTTGTTGCTTCCAACTTCGCTTCAATACTAGCTTGAAAACCTTTAAGGTTATCAGCCATTTCGTTAATTACGTTTTCCATTTTTACTTTTTTAGTATTTTATTAAATTCTTTAATTGCCTTCAAGATTTCTGCATCATTGTTTTTGATTTCTTCAATTATCGGCTGTGGTGCTTCTGCGACCGCAGTGATTTCTTTAACGATTTCAATCTCTAATAAATCCGCTTGAATCCTTTTTATTTCAATCTCCATCAACGCAAAAGTTTCATCGGTAAATTTACCGCCTTTAAACGCTTTCAAGAGTTTCTCTAGCCTATTTGCTAATAATTCTTTCTTTACTTCACTCTTTACTGATATAGTTGGTGTTTCAGGGTTTGCTGCCCATAATACCGCACTACCTTCATAAAGTTTAAGTTCAGTTATTGTTCTTACTCCATCCTTACCAACGCTTGAATTTATTGTAGTAAATCCAATTGAATGTTGATTGATTAAACCAGCATCGTACATTTTTAAAACATCTTCGCCTGTTTCGGTCATAACGATAGGAGTGATTGCAATAAGCATATCGCCTTCAACATAAAGTTGTTCAGGTTTTCCTATTACTGCTTCCATTTCGGCACAATGGTCAACTAAAGACCATATTAAGTTTTTACCTGCTGGACCTCTTTCGGTTAATGTTTTAGTAAATGCTTCAGGAACGATTATATCGTTATCCAAATCAACATTACCTGTTCTTGCCCATACGGCTTTTACTCTGCGTTGTTCGGTGTCAACATCCATTACCTCATAACCGATGTCTTGTTTTTCAACAATTAAATCTTTTGATGCGTAAGTTTTCATATTTACAAAGTTATATTTTTTTTTATTATTCAAACAAGTCTGCAATCAATCTACCAATTTGCATTCCTACTACATTCGTGAGTATGCCCCAAATCATTCCAACATTCCCTTTTGGTGGGTTATTTTCTAGCTTTAATAGTTTGCCATTTTTATCCCTTTGTGCCTCATATCCTAAAGTACAACGGCAGTTGCAAACATCTCCAGCACTTCCACTTGAATCGCACGGATGAAGCATAAATTCAAAGCCACCTTTTTTGTTTTGTATTTTAAAGGTCGCATCCATTGGGATTTTAGTGCCATCCATATTTAGGTGGTCAAATTGGTCTCGTGGAATCCTTCTTGTCCTATTGTCTTTTGCTGCAATCCATTCTTTAACAGTTACAAGTCCTGTACTCGTTGCACCAACCATTGAACCAATATTGGCAGCCCTTCCTGTTTCCGTTCTAGCAATTAACTCGGCTCTATAATCCGTAATTCCTGCACCCCTTAATAAAACAATTGTTTCAGGTAGTGTTAGGTTTTTTTCGGCTGATTGAACTAGGTATCTTCTAATTTGGTCTTTTGTAGTTTGAGTAATATCGGCAGCCAATTGGTCAAGTCCTTGCGTTTGCAAATATTGAAGGATTGTGTAACTAAACAAATCCGTTTGTGCTGACTTTACCTCTAATGCCTCGTAATGCCCTTTTACAGACCTTTTAACGACCTTACTACTAATTTGAGCCATCTTTACACCCATTGCTAAATGGAGCTTTTGTATGGTCTTTTTAATGGCTTTATCGCTAATTGCGTTGTAGTCTAGTGTACGGCAATAGGTATTCACTTGATTTTGCAGTTCTTTTTTGAACTTCGGTGAATATTGTTTTAATGCGTTGGCATATAATTTTCTATAATCTTGCCAAATCATTTTAAGGGTTTTGGTCAGGAATAGTCAAAGGTTGAAATTGGTCTAATGTTTGAAGTCCGCTTGGGATGTAAAGTTTCTCTAATTCTTCAGTAGGAATATAATCAGGGACTTCAATATTCATAATGTCCAACTTTTGTTTAGGACTAATCCACCACGCTTTATCAAGCCAATCGGTCTGCTCGGATTTATTAGCTTCTAATTCTCCAAATACTGAAAGGTCATAATCAACATAAAGATTTGTTCCTTTATAACCCCAGTCGGTGTGTAATTTCCTATTAAGGTTTTCAGTCAATGCGTTAAGTAATGGGATGGCACAACGAAGTGTTAATGCCTTTTCCCCTTCTCTTTGATTGTTATATGTCTTTGAATCGCTATCGTTTAAAAGTTGACTAGGTACTCCGTAAATATTACATAATGCTTTTAAATCCCATTTTTCCGATTCAATGATATTAAGTTCAACAGGTGAAAGTCCGATTTGTTTCCAATCTACTTTATAACCTGATACTGCTATTGAGTTGTAGTTTAAGCTACCACCCTTTTCGCTTACTGCCTTTTTAAGTGCCTGTGCTTGTTGTTGCCCACTTGTAGGGTCAAACCTTTCATCATTCATAAATAAAACTCCAGCAGGTCCACCATTTTGGAATGATGCAACGGCAGCGGTTTTAGCTTCGTTACTTCTTGTTAAGTTTTTGGCTGCTGCTCGTAGCGGTGATTGTCCATAAAGCTGTCCAGCTGTAACTCCCCATTGTGGATTGAAATATTTATCGTGTAAGATTTCTTTGGTGTCAAATGACCACATTTGTCCGTAGTATAATTGATACCCAGCTCTTGTTGGGGGAAACACATTGATATTTGCAATGATAGCCATATACTGACTAGGCAAAGCAAACAATTCATAAGGTTTGCCTTGATTGTTCCCAGCTTCAATAAGTTTGCCATAAATAAATGAATTACCTGTGATTAACTTAAATCCGCACCATTGTTCAACTAAATCACTCCAGCAATCTTCTTCATTAGGATATTTAAGCAACTCGTTTAAGCGTTGGTCTCCTGTGTAAAGTTCGTATGCCTTTTTGTGTAATGTCTCAAGTTCTTTTAGGTTGATGTCTTTTTGTGCAGCCAATGATTTGTATTTCTTTGCAGCTTTTTCATCTACAACCTTATAAACGTGAAATGGTGCTAATTTAGCTTTGTCAGTTATTAGTTTAATGATTGAATAAACAATATCATTTGCTACATATCCATCATCAACAAAACTTTTTTGGTCTGCTCCTTGCCAAGTTACAATTCCCCTTTCAATTGCTATTTGGGAGTTCATTGGAATTGTTGGAAATAGTGTGTTAATCTTCTTTTTAGTGAAGATGTCAAATAAACCCATATTATTAGAATTTAAACAAAGTTAAAGAAATTATACTAAAATACACTTACTTCAAATTTTGGTTTGGTTAAATGAGTAAATACTGCATACCTTGAAGCATCCAAAGCATCATCATTTGCTTTGACAGGTTCTTCAATAACATTATCGTTTTTATCCTTTTTCCATTTGTAAGACATAAACTCTCTGCGTAGATTTTGGCTATGATAGTGTATGTTTATAGGATAAGATTTCATTTTAACAATTCCAGCCCATACATCTTTTTGAGCAGGTTTAATATTAAATCCTTGTCGGTAAAGTTCTTCTATTGATTTGGGTTCGGCTGCATCTGCGTAGATTGTTGCACGTTCAGGTACTTTCTCTTTTATCAATCTTGTTAGGTCGGATAATGTTAGTCCGCTTTGATAAATGATTTCTTCAAAATAGTTTTCTCCTTCGTGATGTGTAACCTTTATAAGTGCAGCTGGGTGGACATAACCAAAGTCAAGTCCATAGAATACATCACCTTCAGGTGCGGTGTCGTATTGTTTCCATTGGGTGTAGATTAATTCTTTTGCTGCACCTCGTTCCCCTAATCCGTAAACCTTCCACATAAAGTCATCAGGTAGGTTTTTATACTGCTCTATGTTTTTTATTTGTGAATCGGATAGGTTGGGAAGGTTGTTTAGGTAGGTAGAATGTATGCGTTTGTTTTCAGGATTGTCAGCTATTTCATACACCCAAGAAACGAAGTCGGCAGGATTCCAATCAAGAAAAACATGTCCTGTTGTTCTTATAATTAACTGGTCATAAAGTGCTTTTGAGATAAGATTTGCCTCGTTTATGAATAAAATATCCCTTGCTGGTCCTTTGGCTTTGTCAGGGTCTTCTAGTCCAAAAAGTTCAATGTAAGAACCATTTTTAAAGGTGTAAATAAAATCCGTGTATCTAAATTCACTTTCTTGCCATATACCCCATTGTTCCATTATTATTTTAAAATCCCTATAAATGCCTCGTTTTATATGTGGCAAAGAATGTGAAACAATTGAAATCCTTTTATTTGGATTGTTTATAGCTATAATAATCAACAATTGAACAATAGAATACGATTTTCCCGCACGTCCACCTCCTTCATTGCATATTACAGGATAACCTTGTTCGTATGCTTTTTTATTTGCGTAAAATACAGGAGTGGCTTTAATCTTTAATTGGTTGACAATCTGCATCAGGTTCAATATTTATTTGCACATTCCCTTTTATGTCAGCGGTTATGTCGGTTGTTTGTTTTGGTTTGCCTTCTAATCGGTCAAGAATCTCCTGATAAGCCCTTAAATCCCCTTTAAATGCTTTTTGTAGTACCATCATATCCAATTGCTCTGCAACTGTGAACTCCTCTTTTTCCCCTGTAATTGGGTTGGTCTTTACTTGCACTAATTCTAGTAAACGCAAAAGCCTTGTTTTACTATTTGGTATTCCTTTAGGTCTGCCATTAGGGTTTCTTACTTCTCCCTTTTGTGCTGGTATTAAATTTTGTTCGTTTGCCATATTCTCTAATCACTTTCTAATTTATTGAGCGATAGGGTGGTATTGCACCCCTTCTTTAGTCTGGAAGACTAACGCATTACTTTTATGCTTCTATCGCTTGTTGTCTTGATGCCAAAGTTACCTTATTCCCCTTATACATCCCTGCACCCATTTCATCTATTTTTGAAAATGGTAGTATAGGTACAGTTATTTTACAAGTTTTATCTATTAAATAAATATATCTTAATTGAAATCCAATTAAAACTTCCCCATTAACTTCATTAACATATTTTTTAAAATCATATTTGCCACCTGTTAAATCATAATAACTGCGATTGTTCAATTCTGCTCTTTTTTGTGTTGGATTGCTTTCTAAAGTCATTTTGTGTATTACACTACCATCATTTAAACGACAAGTATTAGTGTTTTGATTAATTCCTGTTAAAACAAATCCACTTGCCCTGTATATTGTACCATCTCCACATTGTGTACCATCACTAAATGATAAAATCCATTTAATTTGAGGAGCATTTTTTTTTATAAGTTTAATGCTTATTGCTATGCAACGGCTTTCACTATATTTTGGCAAATATTCATCAAATGCCATCCTATTTAATTCAAGCATATCATTCCATCCAGTATTTTCAACTAATGGCAATATTTTACGTTTATCCAATGGACTGCCATAACTCAATACTCCGTGTAATTTATTATCTAAAAAACATCCAAAATGCAAATTACTATTTTGTACTACCTTACCTGAATAATGGTTTAATTTAACAAACTCATTAGCAACTTTACTAGGTATAACTTTTACTATTATTTCTTTTGCTCTGCCCATTGCATTATTATTAAATATAAAGCGTTTCCGTTTGAATTTTCATTACCCATTGTTTCCGCATATTTGTATTCCTCTGTGCGTTTAATTTCTTCAATAGCATTTTTTATTTGTGTTGCTTGTTCATCTGCTAAAGTAAATGTCATTTGCTGAAATGGTGATTTATCTCCATCAGGCAAACTAAATCCTTCGCCTAAATTTTCTACATCACTAAAACCAATAATATCCAAACCCCACTCCTCTAATAAATCAGTGTCCCAATTATTTGCTAATTCTGACCAGTCGTGCGTTCCAAATTGTACATTATCTTTAATTATAAACTCTCTTTTTTGTTCTTCGGTTAGGTCTTTAGCTTGTTTTACAGGTACATCGGTAAGCCCAGCTTCAATACAAGCCTTTAATCTCATATTGCCACCTAATACCATATTGTTTTCATCTATTACAATTGGTCTCAACTCAAGCATTTGGGGGAAATCTTGGATTGACTTTACAAGTTGCTTAAACTTGATATCCTTAATTATTCTTGGATTGTTTGGGTTTGGTTTGATTTCGTTGATTAACATTATCGGTTTTTTGTTGGTGTTCTAATGGATGGTGTTTGTGGCACTTCTTTTTTATTTAGGTCTTTAAATCCTAATGACTTCGCACATTGGAAACATTTTACTTCGTGTTTTGGCAATTTAGATTCCCATACATAATCGGTGGTAATTCCACATTTGCACTTGTATTCTCTTTTACAAAATGTATCTTTCATTATCCTTGTCCTCTTGAAGGTTTTGGTTTTGGTGTGTGTTTGTTATAGGATTTCTTTGCTCTGCCCTTTTTACGAGTTCCAAATTGTACTTTCCCACTAGAATTTAGTTTTGCCATTACTTATACTTTTCAATTATCATATTAAGTTCAGTTCTTGACCATTTCTTTATTAGCCTGTGTTGGCTTTCAAGGTGTAAAACCATTCTTTCGCCAATCTTATCAATTAGGTTTCTGCGGTATCCTATCAGGTGGAATTGGTCAAATCCATTGCAGGATTTACATTCTCCGTTGACATTGTATTCATCAAACCTCAATGCTGAACTGCCCTTGACAGGAACATAATGCCCAGCATCCATACTTTCATAATCTTTAACCTGACCGCAACTTATACAGGTAAAATAACCATCTTGACTATCTCTAGTCCTAATGTATCGGTTGAATATTTGTTGAGCCTTTGCGGTTAATCTTGGTATTGATTGTAAAGCCATAATGCAAAATTAGGGTTTTATAGTACGAAAAACAACTATTCGGTCATTATGGGTAAATCGTTTCTTATTTACAGGGTTTAAGGATTGTTTGATTTGATACTCATTTACTCCTGTTACTCTATGTGCATAGGATATAGATTTAAATATTGTTTCTTGTTTGTTGTCTAGGTATATCATTCTCACTGGCTGCGAGTTTTCTGCTCCGTTCATAAAATTAAAGTCAATTGTTTTTTTAGGTCTAATTCATCCATAACATCATTTAAATCAATCACATCAATTTCATATAAATCTGCTTTTGTTTCAAATGTTGTTCCATTACTTCTTTCTCGTATTGTTCCTTTTGGATATAGTCTTCTTTTGTTAATAAATTCTTGTTTTGTTATCCAACCGCAAATAGTAAGTACTTTATTTAGTTTGTTATAACTGCAAAATATGTAACCTTCAGGATTAAAATAGTCTTGTAATGCAATAAAGTTGTTTGTATAGTTTGGTTTTACGCTTGTAGTTCTGCCCATTGTTTTTACATCTAAACTAATTGAGCCAAAAATATTAGTATAAACTATATCAATTCCATTATCAAAGCCATCGTTTCCGTTTATATAATCTAATTGGAATAACTCCATTACAACACATTGTCCAATTATACCTGTTAATTGTTGTTCTTTATTACCATTTGCAGTATATCTCTGACCAAAATTATATTTATCTATTTGTTTTTCGCAATGTTCTATAATGCCATTTTTTACTTGTATGTCAAACATTATTTTATTAATCGTTTTAGTTCGTAGTAAAAATCAAATGTTACCAATATGGTAATGGCTAGGATAAAGCCTATAAATATTCTTGTAAACTCAATCGTTAGTTTAAATAGTTCTTTCATAGTTGGTTATTAAAGTGCATCATTAATGAATATTTTTTACATTGCTGGGTCATTGTTTCTTCGTTTATAAGCATATCATTTGCTTTTTTCGCCTGTGCCAAAAAAAATAATCTAACTTTTGCCTTTATATCATCTCCTTGCTCTTTTGATATTTTAATCATTTTGCGTTTCCACATATAATCAAATACTTGATGGTTAATAAACCTAAAGTCTTTTCTAGTTGATTTATCCCACCATTCCTTTTCATCCTTAATGGCTTGTTCCTCATCTATGTAATTGTGAGCAGTTGATTCAATCTTTGGTTCAATCTTTTGCCTTACCTGTACTGCTATCTTTTTATAGGCAAACATCACTTCCCCAATTAACTTGGGGTTAAAAATGATATGTTTTTCAACTGACAATTTATCTGCTGCTAACATTTCAAATGCGGTTTTTAGTTCCTTTAGTTTAAATACTGAAAAGTTATCAATTACAAAATCAACAATAAAATCAAAATCATTCATTGCTGGGGATTGTGTTCCGCTTAACTGTAAACAGGTTTTAAGTACTTCTTTTACTTCTATTTTTGAGCATTTACTAATACTCATTGAATTTATTGCCTCGTATATTTTAACCTCGTATTTATCGGTTAATTTAGTAGCTATTTCTAATTGCGGCTTGTTGTTCAGCGTAAGTGAGTTTTCTATCTTGATTAATTCGTTTTGCATTTGGGTTAAAGTTTATATCTATGAATTTATTATTTGCCATATCATCTGCCATCCAATTTTTTGCGGTTGCTATCCAATCTACTTTTTTGTTGTTTTTAGAATCCGACCAATTCTTAACTTTCTCGTAATAAAAATTAAAGTTAGCACCTTCGTATTGAGTTCCAATGAAAGCTGCACTAAAAACTTCTATATCATTATAAATACTATCCCTAAAAAGGATGGGTAAAACCTTTACTTTAGTTTGTTTTACTTTACTTTCTTTTACTTTACTTTCTTTTACTTTGTTATCTTCTGTTATAGCGTTGTTATCATTTGTTATAACATCTTTATTTTTCCATCTATTTTCCATACCCTTTTTACCAGCGTACGATTTTAATTTTCTTTTTTCATCTTGTAATTCTTTGTTATATAAAACTCTTTCACTCCAATAAAATTCATTATCAGTAACAAATAAACCTATTTCAATACAACTGTTATAAAAGGCGGTTAACTTTGTTATATCAATGTTAAGTTGATAGCAAATTCCACTAAATAATTTACATTTTAATTTAGAATCTTGACTTTGGTGCATTAATTCAATAAAATACCAATAAAGTCCATAACCTTCCATTCCGTAGATTGAAAGTAAATACAAAATTTTTTCATCATTTGCAGCATTAAAATCGTGCTGGAAATAATATGACTTGTTGTGCATAAAATAAAAAAGCCCCATTGAATCCCTACCAGTCGTATTGGTAGTTCATCGCAAGGGCAATAAGTTCTTGATAGGATATACGACATCCTGATACAAATATAAGCTATTTAACCGAATATTGGGCAATCTGCTTCTTATTTTCCAGCTTGATTGTGTTAGTCTTAATATTCATTCCTTCATTCCTTAAATCAGCTATTCGTGCTGCTAATCTAAAGCAACCAAATTTGTTTAAGGCATCAATTGGGGTTAGCTTTTTACCTTTATTTAGGTAGTCTGCGATTTGTTTGTTTTGGCTCATTTGTTAAAGTTTTGTTAAAGTTATGTTATAATTAAAAAGGAAGGTCAGCATCTTCTTGTTCCTGTTGGTTTTGGGCAAACTCTTTCTTTGATTCCCAAACGTACTCCTTACCATTTCCGCAATATTCCTTTTTGGCTTTCTCTGCCCTTTCAGTTGCGGTTTGTCCGTTGTATACTGTGTGGCTATTTTCAAACTTGTCTAACTCTTTGCGTTTCTCAACTACGATTGTTGCGTAGTGATTGCCGTTTTTGTGTTTGGTAAATTTGATGTCCTCTTTTTTTAGATTTAATACAATCATTGTTTTTAATTTAAGTGTTTATTAATTTGTTCTTCTTCTATTTGGTTTTCGGCTTCTTCATCCAATTGTTTTTCTTCAATTGTTGGTTCTTCATATTCATCAGTCCAATCACA